CAACTACTGGGTCTTTTACATATCCGCCAGGGTAATTAGTCTTAATCTTATTCTCGGAGAATGGCATTGCAATCTTTCGGTCATTGAGATATCTGTAAATAATAGTATCCCAGATTGCAGTAACTCCGAACGTGTCCGAATAGTTAACGCCACCTTTATATGCCATAGTCAACATAAGAGTGATAAGACCCATCTTGTCTTCTAGTCTGTCGACCAACTCAACATCTTTGATATTATAATCAATAAACTTTTGGTGGTCATTTTTGTATAGACTATGGAGTGAGCCGTATTCTTCATATGACAGTTTCTTCTCGCCGAGAATAACGTGAGCAATATGGTTAAGAGCATAGGACTCTTGGGCTGTGTAAGTATACTTCTGAAATAGTTCCATGTAATCTGCATGACCAATACCCTTGATATCAAAGACGGTCTGTTCTCTGTTCATTTTACGAGCAGTTCTTCTGTCTACCATACCCCAAGGAGAAAGCCTTTTAGGAGCATCATCACCAAGCATTCTAATAATACGATTTACAATGTATGGTATATCAAAGTACATAGTGTTCCAGCCAGTGATAACATCGGGACATTGACTAGGTAGTGACCAGTGATTAATAAAATTATGTAATAGTGTAAGTTCTGATTCACATTTTACATAGACTACTCGGTGTGATTTCATATAAGATTGGTCTGTATCGAAATCTCCAAGACCCCACACATAATAAGTATTGTCAATATTGTTCTTCATCGCAATGGATATGATAGGGTGTTCTGCTTGTTCTGGTTCTGGGAAACCATCATCGGATGCAACCTCGATATCAATGGAGGTTACGTTGATTAGGTTACGATTAAATTCTATCTCGCCAGGGAACTGGTCGTTGATAAACTGGGATATGTATCTGTCATTGCCATAGATTTCTCTACCAGCAGTATGCTTATTGATATCCATCCAGTCTTTAGCCTCACGCATAGAATCGAACTTGATAGGTGCACATGGATTACCATCGAGCGAAGTCCAATCTCCCTGCGGAGTATTTACGAATAAGGTGGGTTTGTATTTGATGCGCTTTGCAACTTTAGTGCCATTTTCATAGCCACGATAAAGTAACATGTTCGCATATCGAGTTACATTTGTATAAAAATTCATATAGTCCAATCCATAATTAAATATAGTACTATTATACTACACTTCACGCATAATGTAAAGAGGTTTTTTAAAAAAGTTTGGGTGATACCCCGAAGGATACCACCCTAGTTTTTAGTCAATGACCTTAAATCCCTGTCCAGGCTAACCAAATAATACTTGGGGCAATCATAAATGATACACCAATATATAAGGTTAGTTCTGCCATTTCTTTAAGGGCCAAAGACAAATCATCATGTTTGTGCATGATGTTGAGTAAAGTTCTCATTTTGTATCTCCAGTAGAAATTGTTTCAAATATCTACTAGGTTTCGCTGCTCACCGGAATCTATTCTTGAATAAATTCCTTCTTCTTTGATGCCCCAGCAGACCCTAAGTGAATCTTCCTAGGACGCCTTTCTTCTGGAACTTCAACTCTGGCATTCACCACAAGTATTCCATTCACAAGATCAGCACCATCTATAACGACAAACTCGGAAAGACGGAAGTTCTTTTCGAATTTACGGGATGATATACCCTTATGTGCATATTCACGCTCATCATCTTCAGACTTTACACCTTTCACTAAAAGAATCCCGTCCTTTACTTCTACGGAAATATCTTCTTCCGAGAATCCAGCAACTGCAAGTTCAATGATAAAGTGTTCATCATCTACCTTAACAACGTTATGGGGTGGATAGTTATCTTGAGCTCTTCCAGCTGAGTGGATTCTTTCAAGTTCATTTAGTATAGGTTCAAAGCCTATGAATAGTGAACGAGGCACGTTCATTGTATTTCTTACCATTTTAGTTTCCTCCTATGTATAGCAAGGTTAATATGTGGACCCGATTATTCAGCATCCACTATTATTTATACAGCACAAAATGTTAGTTTAAGATATTTCTCCAAACATTTTGTATTCTGTTTTGTTTCAATAATTCGTGTAACTTATTGAAAAAGTTATTTTGCGTTATCCTTTGCATTACTATTTCCTATATTGTATTTAGGACATAGTTGCCATTCTACCTTTTCTTTATAAGGAATGACTTTGATTTGTCTTAATGGAGCTACGTCCTTACTCTGCTCAGGATTTAGGACTGTGATAAGTCCCCAATCGGCAAGTAGAGTAGCTATTGTATTTCTTCTGTGCAAGTCATTTTCTATTAAGTTAGATGGTTTACCATCCAATAGAAATAACTCTTTAAAGTGAACAATAAAGTATCTGCCTTGTTTATGTAATATATGACAAGACTGATATAGCTTCTGGTCTTTGCGAGATGCTACACCGATACGTGTTAATGTTTCCCTAATCTTTAGAAAATCATCTGGTTCGTTGAGTGAGATTTCCAACATATCTGCTGGAGTCCAATTTTTAACTTCAATATTATTTTCGTTTTCCACCTTTATACATCCTTTTTTTCAATGTTTCCAACTGTTCATTATTTAGTAAGGATAGTACGGACTTAGCCTTTTCATTACTATATCCATAATATTCTTTGATAATTTCCAAATTAGAAACGGATTCTGGTTTGGCCCATTTGGACCACCTTTTCTGCTTCTTAATTATATTTATAAAAAAATCATATTGAAGCCGTGCATCCAGGTGATGGTTTACGTTCATTTCATTGGCATATAAAATGCAGTCTCGGAAGTTACCTAAGCCACGATTGACTATAAAGGAATTATACTCCTTCTCGGCGATATCATCTATCATTATGCCTTTCTTGTTATTAGTGATATCGTTTATATAATCAAAGGGATTCATCTCGAGCCTTCTTTAAAAATTGTTTAGCTTGGTCTTCTTTAACAAATGTTTTCTCAAAGATAACCACACTTTTGTCACTATACTTAACAACTCTATACTGCTTTTTAGTTCCAGCATAGTGTACGTGCACTATCTGCCATTTTGACCATTCATAACTATCTGTCATTTGAACGATACTCCAGCCATAATTTCAGTACAACATGCAACCATATTAATTTCATGGTCAGCAACGAAACTGTTTTTATATTGATAGTCAGCGAGAATAAGGACAAGCTGTGGGATACTTTGTGGTTCCACATACTCATACATATTGTCATATAACTTCCTAAAGAGAGCCGCAGGTTCTTGGTCAATGTTATCTGTAACCCATTGTCGCATCTTCTTAAAGTCTTTAGCTTTGAGTGCGGACATAAGACTACTGATAGACACTTCTGATAAAGAAACAAGGATGCCTGTATCTATGTGATTAGAAACAGAATACCTTTGTAACTCATTGAGAACTCTACGCCAGTCTGGCAGATATTTCATAATAAGTTCAGCCACTACAGCCTCTTCATATTCAACACCTTCTTGGGTTAAGATAGTACAGCACCTTTCTAGGAACTGCATACATAACTTAGGAGTGTCTTTCTTTGCAATGTTAAATTCTATAACAGAACAGCGAGAGTGTAGTGGGTCAATGATTCTGTTTTTAAAGTTACAGGTCATTATGAACCTACAGTTGTTACTGAATTCTTCAATGAATCCACGTAACGCGGGTTGGGTGGATTGGGGATTTAGATAATCTGCCTCATCTAAAATGACCACCTTGTATCCACCCTGTAATGATACTGTCGAAGCAAAGTGTTTAATCTTTGTTCTAAGTGTATCAATGTTGCCTTCTTCTGAACCATTAATGACTAGATAATCTAATCCTAGTGATTTACATAAAGCCTTAGCAACAGTTGTCTTACCGATACCCGCAGTACCAGTAAGAAGTAAATTTGGAATCTCGCCGGTATCAACGATTGTTTGAAATGTTTTCTTAATCGTAGCTGGTAAGATTGTGTCTTGTATTGTTTGTGGTCGGTATTTCTCTACCCATAGAAACTCATTGTTCATTGCATAATCTCCCAGCCAGTAACAGTATTAACTCTAAAGGAACGCCATGCTCCCTTGTCGATACACCACACAGCGATGTGGTCCGAATCTGGTGAAACACTTTCCAATATAGTACCGACTCCATTCTTACGCAAAATCTCTGGGTTCAGAGATGATTCCATAATTCGAATTTCGTTGGTAATGATTTTCTTAAAAGTGATGTTGACTATCCCGTTTTGTAAGGCTGAGATAAGAGCCGAAACTTCAGTTTTGTTCATAATATAATCCTTGTAATAATAAAAATATGGGGGAGCCACCCCCACACTCATGGCTAGTTCGATTATGCCTCTTCAGCAGTAACCTCTTCAACTGATGGTTCTTCCACAGGAACTTGTCCTTCGGGAACTTCACCATCTTTTGGAGCCGCGGCATTTAGAAATGCAACAGTTCTATTTCTAAGACCACCTACGGCCTCTAGCTCTGAACCTTCAAAACCACCTCTTTTAGAACAGATATCAATAATCTGTACGAAAGTTGCGATGTCTTGTAGGGACAGTTGTGGAGCCTCTTGGCCCTCTGCACCTTGTGGTGCCATTACTTCTTCAGTCATTTTTTTCTCCTTTGCAAAGTAGACTAATTATGAGAGACCCGCCCAATGCAGCATCTTCTCTTATTATCCTCATAGTATTATGAGAATTCATTAAGTATTTATACACCATAAGTACTTGATTTTTCTAAAGCGATAAAATAATTTACAGGTAAATTAGTATTACGCCATTCGGAAATCAACTTAGATGAAATAAATACGTTATAATCGCCATCAACTAATTTCAGATTTGAAATGTTCATGACAAAGTTAAAGTTTGAACCAGATGTATTAGCACCTAGGTCAAGTTCATAAGTATTTGCGCTAGTATCTTTAGCATCGAATACTTTTACAATTACATTTTCACCGCCGACTATAGCCATATCGATATGACCTAGTACGTTAGCAGCCTTCTTAATCTTAGAGATTGTGTCAGCTGTAAAGTGAACTTCTACATCGGTTGAAGGCATTGTGATATCCTTCTCTGGAGTAGTAAGAATACTGGATGCGGCAAAGAAGTATTTTACCTTATTGGTATCATCTTTGAACAGTACAGCATTATCTTCAAACTGCAAAGTAGGTGAATCAATAAGACCATGAATTGATAAGAATTCATTAAGGTCGTAGATACCCATTTCAGCAGGGAAGTCCTCGGTGATATTTGCGATAGCCAAAATGTTCTTGGCCTCGGAAATAGTTTTTAGTTGTTGACCAGGTTTCAGAACCATGTTTGCATTGATAGTAGCAAAATTGGCGAGAAGAGCCTGGGTTTCATTTGATAGTTGCATTTGCATCTCCATTTATTTAATAGTTTATATTATACTACACTTTGGGGCATTTGTAAACCCCTTTATGTAATTACTTTGCATTATTTCTATCATGCTCATATAAAGCAAGTAATCCATAATGTAGAACCTTCATCAGGTCTTTGCGCCACTCCTGCGGAGTATCACCCTTCTTGCCATAACGTGCATTATACTTATCTACATTTCCTAAGAAGAATCCTAGGCCATGTCCTCGGTCGATGATAACTTCACTTGACTGAAGTCCTCCTTGACCATAATGTGCATTATAGGTTGAATCTATGTAATCATGGAGCTCTTCAATAAGAGCCCCTTCATTAAATTTGTAATCTGGTTTAGACTGTTTCATATGTGTCCTCGGTTGTAGTTTCATCTTCGAAGGTAACTCCTGAATCCACTTTAGTGTATAAGTCCAAGAAGGCAGCCTTAGTATCATCATCAAATCTTGCGATACATAATTCTATGGCTTTCATCTTGTTATCAAAGATAGAGAAAGTTTGAACTATGTGACAGAGCCTTCTGGTTGAAATTACCTCGTCAACTCCATCATCATAGAATGTCTTTCTGATAATGTCAGCCCAAGATACTAGTTTAGTCGCAAACTCTACATCTACTTTGCCGAACTTTTCCATATGTTTAGCAACGATTTTATTCTCTACTGATTGACTTGGGAAAGCCTGGTCTATGGCCACTGTGAATCTCTCCAAGAAAGCATCATCAATGATTGAAGCGGCTGTGAATCTGCCATCTTCTGAGCCTTTACCTTTGGTATTGGCTGTTGCAATGACATTGAAACCTGGACTTGGTTCTACTACTTCACCAGTCTTTTTGACTAGTACTGGTTT